AGGAATGCTGGCGGGCCCTGGAAGGCACCGAGGAAATGTCCGTCCTGGACATTGACCTCGTGGACAAGCTGACCCATACCTTGAAGTGCATCAAGACCAGCATTGCCATGATCGAGGCCGAGGAAGAAGAGGACGGGGCCTCCCGCCGATCCTACGCGCGGGATGGAAGCTATCGCAGCTATGCCTACGACGGCAGCTCCATGCGCAGCCAGGACGGTGGCAGCTATGACGGTTACTCCGGCAGGCGTGGCCGCAGCCCGCGAACCGGGCGCTATGTCTCCCGCGAGGGCGGCTACTCCGGGCACGAAGGCATCGAGGATATCCTGATGGATGTTCGGGAAATGCCGGAAAGCGAGCGGCGGAAACTGATGGCCAAGCTGGAGAAGATGTGAGAACAGCAGAAAAGGGGACCGGGAAACCGGCCCCTTTTCTACTACTATTTATTCGCAGGCATGTGGCAACGATAAAATAGTAACAGTTATGGGTAAAAATATACCTCGATGTGGCCGAGGTCGTCAGCGGTGATGTGGTCTACCACGCTGCGCCAGAGAGTTCTCTTGTCCTCCCGCGACAGTTCGTTATACCGCTCTCGGAAATCGGCAGCCAGGACGATCTGGCGCGCTGTGGTGAGGTCTTTTGCCGGCGGCGGCTCCTGGATTTGGGCCAATAGTTTCTCCCTATCAGCGCGGAACTTTTCCCGGTCGATCATGCCGTCCACATACAGTTCCTGGAGGCGTTCCACCTTTGCCATGATCGCAGCCTTGTCCGGGCTGCGCTTTTTCTTTTTCGGAGTTTCCAGCTCGGCGGTCAGCTTTTTCAGCTCCGCGGCGACGTTATCCAAGAGGAATGTTTCTACAACGGATTCCTTCAGCTGGATCGCATTCGGGCAGCGTCCATTGAGGTAATGGTAATTGCAGCGGTAGCGGTATGTTTCCCGGGTTTGCCCGGACCACGCGCCCACCTGGATTTTCCCGCAGTAGGCGCAGCGGATCATGCCGGAGAACAGATAGACGCGCTTGGACTTATTCTGCCGGTAAGAGCGTTTCTCCAGCATGGCCTGCACTTCATCGAAAACCTCTGGCTGAATAATCGGCTCGCAGTAGTGCTCATTATCCCGGTATCTACCGGCATACATGGGATTGCGGAGGATGCGGCAGACCGTCACGTAGACGCACGGGTGTCCGTGTTCGTGGAGGTAGTTTTTTACCTGGTAGATGCTGCCGGTCCGCCGGTAAAACTCGTAAGCGGCCCGGACGATATCCGCGTCGTCATTCGGGACCAGGTGCTTGTCTATGACGCTGTAGCCGTAGGGCACCCGGTTCCCGATATACTCCCCGCGCTGAATCTTGCGGTCAAGTACGACCTTGATGCGCTCGGATGTGCGGTCGGCTTCGTTTTCGGCGACGGAGAGCATGATATTGACTTTGAATCTCCCGGAGGACGTGAGCGTTTCATAGTCCTCCTGGATGGCGGTCCAGGCCACCTTGTGCTTGTCGAGCTGCTCCTGCACGTCATAGTAGCCCTTGACGTTTCTCGTCCATCTGTCGAGCTTGGTAAAAACAATCAGCTCCACCCTGGCCAAGTCGGTCAGTAACCGTTGAAGTTCCGGGCGCTTTGACGGCGCTTTCCGAGCGGATACGCCGAGGTCCACATATTCGTCAACGACGGTGTGCCCGTTGTCTTTGGCCCATTGTCTAAGATTATCTAGCTGGGTATCTATGGAGAGGCCGTGCGTCTGTTCCTCCGTACTCACGCGGGCATATAATGCTACTCTCATAATCTACTCCATCCCGTGGGTGCCGGTGTAGTGACCGTCCTGATAGCCATCATAATAACCGTCGTCGTAACCGTTATTATACGCAGATTCCAGGTCGGCCGGCATATCGACAAAACGGGCAGCGTCTTTTCCCCCGGCCTCGTAACCATCCTCATATCCACGATAGTAACCGAGTTCTTCCGCTTCTTCGGCCCATCTTCGCCAGTCGGCTTCCCGTCTGTTTATGGTATGACACGTTGAAAATGATATAAGAATGATGATAACAAAAAGAGCTATCACATAAAACCACGGTCTGTTTGCTTCATTCATTTCAACACCTTGTCCATGAGTTTCTTTATGATCTCGTCCTTCTCGTCCATTCGACGGTCTTTCAGCCTGATCTGGTCCAGCAGAAATTCGACCCTGGCTTCCAGATGCTCCTTATAAGCGTGAAGGCTGGCGATCTCCTCGTCCTGGATGTGAATCATGGATTTCAAGGCATCTACCACGTCGGCCCCGGCTACCGACGATATATCTGCCATCTGTAACCGCTTCAATGCGTCACGCACGGGGACCAGGATGCGCTCATAATTGAAACTTCCGGCGGACGATTCTGATCCTTCCGCGAAGATTCTGCGGAGGGTGGACAGGCTGACGGATTCATCACCTTCGGCGGCGTCCACTTCTTCGATGATACGGGCATAGGTCGCTTTCGGATTCGCCTTTTTCAGTTCTTTGATTTCCCGGATTGCGTTGCGGGCTTCGGGCATTTCTTGACCTCCGTTCTGTTCATCAGTGAATGGTTCGTTGTTCATACAAAGACCTCCCTGTTCGCAATATGGCGATTGTTATGCGTCTTATCGTCGGATAAAATCAGACCATAAACCGAGCAGGGGAACGGGAGGGGTTATCGGCTTGGCGGCGCGGGCCTCTCCCGGACCTATTAAAATGAAGGGGAACTAAAATGAGACATAACGTGCTAGAGATCGTCGTCAAGATGCTGGAAGACTACTATACGGAGTATGGCACGGATCGGAGCATGGAATACACCTACGGATTCATGGACGCACTGGCTGCCGTCCGGAGAATGTCCGAAGACGCACTTGCGCCTGTCCGTTTTGTAGACCACCCGGGTTGATATGCTGCTTTTGCCTCGACAGCCAACGACGGAATTTGAGCGAAGACGATGCTATGATGACTATGGGAGGCGAAAGCATGGAAGAAAAACTGAACGCATTTATAAAAACTATTCTTGCTAATCCAGCTCGGACAGCAGCGCTTCTGGCGCTCCTTGAGAAAGAAGGATTCCACGCAGACGATCCTTCGGAAGAGATAGAAGGAACTCTGTAATCTTGCTGCTGATATCAGCCTCGCCCTCTTTGGGGGCGGGGCTTTTTGTTTCTTCTTCTGTAGTCAGATCAGAGACGCGACAACCCAGCAGACGAGCGACGGCTTCAATTCTGTCCATCGGGGCCAGCCGTTTGGCCTTACTCCATCCGCTGATAGAGCCGTTCCCATACCCCAAGGCTTTTTCGATCTTGGGAATGGAGGTCTCGCATTCCGCACATTTAATACGAATGTTCCTCAAAACAGTAGCATTGAACTTTTGAGCATAAGAAAGTTTATTGTCCATAGAAGCCTCCAAAAATTTTCGAGTTAGTGAGAAAACTTTCTATTGACAACTAAAAATTTTCGAGTAAAATAGAGAATGTAAGGCAAAACAATCCCTAGCCCTCAAAAATCGGGGGCCTCGAAAAACATCTATAGTTGTGACCGCAAAGCCATTATAGAAAGTTTTCGAGTAAAAGTCAAGAGGAGGTGCAAAATGACCCTGACAAAAATCCGGGAGCTTTGCAAATCCAGAGGCATAAGCCTGACCGAGCTCGAACAGAACGTCAAGCTGGCCAATGGAACCATTTGCAAATGGGATGGCAAATCACCCGGGGTAGACAATGTCCGAAAGGTCGCCGACTTCTTCGACGTGACCGTGGACGAACTTCTCAAGGAGGAATCCTGATGAAGGCAGAGTTTCACGGCACTCTCAACCTCCAGCGCTTCGCGGAGACCTGGGCGGCTCTGATCGCAGCGCGGGAGGGTATGGAAGTCGTGCCCGGCAGCGTAAAGGTTGCCAGGAAAAACGAAGAAGACAGGGAGGAAGAGAAGCAATGAGCTTTATCCTGCTGCACAAATCCGCCAATGGCGAGCCGGTGTGGTTCAGATCGGCCAGCATCGTCGGGGTCACTTCGGATGAAGGGAAAACCTGGCTCTATGTCCACGACGCGCTGTACTTCATCAAGGAATCGGTCAACGAAGTCCTGGACGCCATCGCCGCCGCAGAAAGGAACACTCGATGAAAAACAAAACCAAGATTCTCGCCGTCGCCGGAATGACGGCCCTTCTCCTGGTCTACTGCGTCGTGGGCGGAATGGACCTCGGAACGATCAGCGTGAAGACCGGCGCAGCCCTAGGCTTCGGCCTGCTGGCTGCGGGAGCCTGGCTGCTTTGGAAAGCGGGTGTAATCCAGTGATGATGACAGGGCCGACGGTCTATGAAGTTCAGATTCTGACGAATCAGGTGGCTATCATGGGGGCGCTGGTAGTGCTGATGCCGGACAAGGGCGAGGAGCAAATTCTGGAGAATATGCTGGCCTGCGCGGTAAATACGCAGATGCTGCTGAACAGAGAGCCGCCGAAGGAGGAAACAAAATGACAAACGAAGAACTTGAAAGCAGATTCACTTACCACGCCCCGAAAGAGGGTCAGCCCGAACGCTATGAGCGAATCAGATACAAGGCGAAAATGCTTGCCGCCTACATCAACGAGAACTGCCCGGAGAGCAGAGAGAAGTCCCTCGCGCTCACGAAGATTGACGAAGCAGTTATGTGGGCGAATGCCGCGATTGCGAGGAACGAGTGATGGGGGTCTATGTCAAGGGCATGAAGATGCCGACGAGAAAAGATGGAGTGGCAGTTATTATCTACCCAGACGGAAACGCGGTTGTAGAACCGTTTGATATCGGTTTCTCCCAATATTGTGAGGCAATCCCCGTCCCCGACCACGGCAGACTGGTGGATGCGGATGCGGCTTATGACAAGATAGCGGAAGAAGCTGGAGAAGAAGCCGGGAATTATGTTGATATGGATGTAGTGGGGATGGGACTAGAATACACGCCCACCATCATCCCGGCAGATAAGGAGGGAGAACATGCCTGAGTATATTGACCGAGATATGGCAAAAGAAGCGTTATACAAAACCGCCGAAGAATATGATGAATATGATAAATGCGATAGGATTGAGATTATCGCGTTGACCAATGCGGATGAAATATTAAACGACATTCCTGCCGCCGATGTGGTGGTGGTGGTCAGATGCCGGGAGTGCGGGTATCACTACAAAACCTATAGCGGCTGGTTCTGTTCTCATGGGGTATTTGTTAATGACGCCGTGCCGCCCGATGACTTCTATTGCGGCTACGGCAAGCGTAAGGACGGAGGGCAGGACGAATGAATTTAATGAATTTGCTGTTGATTATTCCTGTGGTTTTAATTTTGTGGCTTGGCGCGATACCAGTTTTCATCCACAGCGAAAGAACGGCATATAACAACGGGGTCTGCAAGAAATGCGGCGGCAAGCTGAGACACGCCGGTAACGATAGTCAGGGCGGAAAGTTGTGGGTTTGCGACAAGTGCGGATCGCATTTGTGGACAAGTTGGATTAGAGGCAAGGACGGAGGGCAGGATGATGTATAACGACCTCGTTCATAATTTGGAGCCTTGCCCGTTCTGTAGAGGACAGGCAAAAATCAGCTTGAGAGAGATGCGTTTCCTTGGGCAGAACGGGTACGGGGATAAGAAAATCAGGTGTGCGGCGCAAGTGATTTGTAACCGCTGTCGGGCCAGAGGGCCTGTGTATACTGCCAATTTGATAAACCCTTATGACCTCGAATGTCAACAAAGCGAAAACTATAAGTGGATGCTCAAACAGGCTGCGTTTGCATGGAACAGATGGGCTGGGCGGAACGATGGGACAGCATAAGTACAACCCCAAGGCGATTGCTGCTGCTTGTGGGGAGCTTCCCCCGAAGCCGCCGAAAAAATCCAAGCGTCAGAGGGATGCTGAATTGCGTATGGCAACTTTGGCAGCGCTGGAAAAATACGCTCCGGGAACGGCGGCAATCATGGGAATGGTAGGAGGAAACCGTTATGTATGAGGAACTGGCGAACATCTTGCTTTATGATGCAGGGTGGCTGGAACAAGGCATGACGCAAACGGAGCATGACATCGCGGAACATTTGAAGAACGCCGCCGAGGCCATAGAGAAACTGAGCCGCCAGCGTGACCGTGCGTATGACCGTCTGTGTGAGTGGTGCGGGGTCTGCCCGGAGGGCAAGCGCAACGCAGAGGATTGCGAGATTGCGGCGCTAAACACGGAGCCGCCGAAGGAGGAAGCATGAGAATCAACGGGAATCTGAGCTGGGAAAGATTCTGGAAATCAGCAGTCCAAGCGAATTCCTCTGCCTGTGAGCCGTCCAAGCATTGTTGTAAGTCAACCGGGAAAGTCTGCGAACTGGCAACTGAATTCGGTTACTGTAAAGTGACTGTTTGTACCAAGAGATACGGTGACTCTCCGAGGAAGGAGAAAGCATGATGAATTACACGGTAGCTATCGGCGTTCTTCTGAGCCTGAATGACAGCGAAAAACAGTATGACGATGACACGGTGCTGGATGCCGTGGAAAAGATTCTCAGCATGGAGACAATCAATGCCACACCGAAGGACGCTTTGCTGAACGCACTGCGGTGGTTCTGGGCAAATTGCGTTGAAGAGGAAATGACGGTGGTGGAACATACCTATACCACGCCGGAGGCGACAGAGGATGGCTGAATTGAGGTACCGCAAATGTTCCGGCGAGGGACAAGGCAGCTGTAAACGCTGTTCTGACAGCGGTAAATGGAATCGCAGCTGGATGTGCTTCCTCTATGAAATCGACGGACTGCCGGGCTGTTACTGCTGGAACTGCGTAAAAGCGCTGCTCAATAAAGACGAAAAGACTGAGCCAAAAGTATGAACGCTGTAATCAAGTATCCTGGATCAAAGTGGGGTATAGCTCCCTGGATTATTGAGAACTTCCCACCACACCACAGCTACTTGGAACCATTCTTCGGATCAGGCGCCGTCCTTTTCACGAAAGAGCGCAGCCACATCGAAACCGTGAATGACCTGGACGGCGAAGTCGTAAACTTCTTCGACTGGATCAAAGAGGATCCGGAGAAGCTCGGAGCCGCCATCTACTGGACCCCGTATTCTAGGGAGGTCTACGATAGAGCGTTCGCGGCCCAGCGCAGCGAAACCGATAGCTTTAAGAGGGCTGTGAACTTCAGCGTCAGGTTAATGATGGGTCATGGCTTTAGAACCACCGGCGAGAAGGTCGGATGGAAGAACGACGTTCAGGGGCGCGAGGCAGCCTACGCCGCTACCTACTGGTGCAAGATGCCCCAGGTCATCATCGAAGCGGCAGAGCGGCTCCGTGGGGTGCAGATCGAAAACCGTCCCGCCCTGGAACTAATTCAACGTTTCAACTTCCCGAATGTCCTGATCTACGCAGACCCGCCATATCTGCTTAGCACTCGGCACGGAAAACAATACCGATACGAGATGGACGATACCGAACACGCGGAGCTGCTGGATGCTCTTAAAGCGCACAGGGGGCCGGTCCTGATTTCCGGCTACGATAGCGACTTATATAACAAAGTCCTCAAAGGGTGGACCCGAAAAGAAATCTCGGTCCTGGCGCAGACGGCGACAAAGCGCCGGGAAGTCCTCTGGATGAACACAGAGCCGGACAACCAAATCAAATGGTTCTGAGAAAAGCGAGGCCGCCCGGTGCGGCAACACCGGACGGCCCATCAAGAAAGGAGAATCTTATACATGGACAATCTTAGCACAGAAAAACATGAAAAGCAAGTCTTCGATTATTTGAAAGAAATGGCCAGCGTTTGCAGAGAGCTTCCCAACGGAGATATTATCGGCACTCTGACGAACACCGGCAGCAAATGGTACGAAATTCACGTAAGCCATCCCAAAACGGTCAAGGCTTATGCTGAAAGGCATCATCTGTTGGACGTGTTTTCCAGCCGTGGCGACGGCGATTATCCCTGGGAGTATTCGTGCAGATATGGGGCGGTTAAGGTCTTCTGCATCATGACCGACAAGGCCAAGGAGGAATACGAAAGTGAAAATTTGGGAGATTAACCAAGCGCTGGAGGAGCTGCTTAACCAGCAGGACCCGGAGACCGGGGAGCTGACCTGCGACATGGAGGCCCTGGAGGCCCTGATGCTGGAGCGTGACGATAAGCTGGAAGGGCTGGCTCTCTACTGTAAGAACTGCGACGCCGAAGCCAAGGCGATCCGGGAAGAAGAAAAGGCGCTGGCCGAGCGCCGGCGGAGCCTGGAGAACAAGGCTGAGCGGGCCAAAGGGTTCCTCGCGGAACAGCTGGCCGGTGAGAGGTTCAGCACCCCGAAGGTGGCCGTCAGCTATCGCAAGAGCGAACAGGTGGAAATCTCCGAATCCTTCTGGGGCGTAGACACCAACGAATGCTATGTGCGGTATAAGGACCCGGAGCCGGACAAGACGGCGATTAAGGCGGCGCTCAAGGCAGGCAAGGAAGTTTTCGGCGCGGAGATCGTCAGCAAGACGAACCTGGTACTGAAATAAGGAGGACGGCATGGGCAATATGTTTCGACTTCTTACGGCACGGGAGATCGAGTGCCGCATCCAGCAGGTGAAGGACAATGGGCTTTCCCTTTTGCTCTACAAGGATGCCCGGTGCGATCAGAACATCCTGGACGAGACCGTGGGGTCGATGAACTGGCAGCGGCATCACAGCCGGGACAACGCAAACTGCATCGTCAGCATCTACGACGAGAAGAAAGGCGAGTGGATCAGCAAAGAGGACACCGGCACCGAGAGCAACACCGAGCCGAACAAGGGCCTTGCGTCTGACAGTTTCAAGCGGGCCTGCGTCAATTGGGGAATCGGCAGGGAGCTTTATACGGCTCCGTTCATCTGGATCACCGCCGACAAGTGCAGCATCCGTGACAAGCGGTGCTATGACCGTTTCGACGTGAAGGCCATCTCTTACAACGAAAACCGGGAGATCAACGGTCTGGTGATCGTCAACGCGAAGACTGGGCAGGAAGTCTACCGCATGGGCGGCAATCCCCAGGAAGCAAAGCAGGAACCGAAGCAGGCCTACATCTGCGCCGACTGCAAGAAGCCCATCGAGGACTACATGAGCGGCGGGAAGGTCCGGCTGACCTCACAGGATATCGCTATGCGGAGCATGGATGCTTACGGACGGACGCTGTGCATGGCGTGTTCTAAGCTGGCAAGGATGGCGGAGGCATCATGATCTCCTGCCAGACGGACAAATTGACGTGGAGCGCGGATGCTTCGGGGTTATCCCTGAGCATCCGCACCCCGCAGGCTCGGCAGATCGCCGACAGCTGCAAGGACGGCAAGACTTACACCGTCGAGATCAAAGAATACCGGAAGAAGCGGAGCCTGGATGCCAACGGCATGTATTGGAAGTGCCTTACGGAGTTTTCTCGCGTCATGGGTATGAGCAACTCCAGGGCGCACAACCTCATGCTGAGGCGCTACGGGCAGCTGGAACGCTACGAGGACAAGATGGTGTACGTTGTCCTGCCGGACACGGAAGACGCGGAGAGACGCGCTGACGAGGCGGAGAGCTATCACCTGAAGCCTACCAGCCAGGTCAAGGCCGGGAAGGACGGGCAGAGTTATCGGACGTATATGCTGATCCGCGGCTCCAGCACCTACAACACGCAGGAGTTCTCCCGGCTGCTTGAAGGATTGCTGGACGAGTGCCGGTGCATCGGGATCGACGTGCTGACGGAACAGGAAAGGACGCTGCTATATGACACTTGACAGAAACGGCTATGCACCGAGCATCATGCAGACGGACCTTGGAAAGTGCTTCCGCTGCGGCAGGACTACCGGAAAGCTGGACCGGCATGAAATCTACGGCAACGCCAACCGGCAGAAAAGCAAGCGCCTGGGGCTTTGGGTGGTCCTCTGCCACCAGGATTGTCACCTGAACGGCGCTCACGCGCAGAAGAAGATCGCGGACGCTCTGAAGCAGGCCGGGCAGGTGGCGGCTATGAAAACCTACGGATGGACAAAAGAAGATTTTATCAGAGAGATAGGGAGGAATTACCTTGACTGAAAAGCTGTTACTGACCCGCACGGAAGCCGCCAGGGCGCTGAGCATCAGCGTGGACACACTGGACATTCTGAGAGCGCAAAAGAAAATCAAGACCGTCACCATCGGCAGCCGGGTATTTGTGGCCAAAGCGGAGCTGGAAGCCTTTATCACGAAGGAGGGCGGCCTGGATGCTTAACCGAATCTTGCTCATGGGACGCCTTACACGCGATCCGGAACTCCGCCGGACGCAGGGCGGAACCGCCGTTGCGTCTTTCACGCTGGCGGTGGATCGGGACTTCACTAATCAGGACGGCAGCAGGGACACGGACTTCATCGACTGCGTGGCGTGGAAGGGCACCGGGGAATTTGTCTCCAAGTATTTTGTCAAGGGGCGCATGGCGGTGGTGTCCGGCAGGCTCCAGCTCCGCGACTGGACGGACAAGGAAGGAAACAAGCGCCGCAGCGCCGAGGTCGTAGCCGACAGCGTTTACTTCGGAGACAGTAAGAAGGACCCGGAAGCGGAATATGCCGCAGCAGAGCGCGCCGGGAAGCAGGGATACCATCCCGCCGGGAAACCGGTGAGCGTGGAGGCAGATGAGGACGGAGAATTGCCGTTCTGAGATATGCAGAGAGAGTATTTTCTGTTCCGAAGGACATATTGGGAAGCGCTCCAACATCTTTCAAAGAGAGATCGAGAGGCCACCCTAACCGCAATCTGTGAATACGCCTTAAATGGTGAGGAGCCGAAAAACCTGAAAAGGACGCAATCGGCGGTGTTTTTCCTCATACGGCAGAGCATCGACAGAGACATTCATTTTTTAGGAGCCAAGGAAGGAAGACAAAGTGCAGAATACAAAGAATGGCGTACAGCAGTATTTAAGAGAGATAACTATACTTGCCAAATTTGCGGAAAGCAGGGTGGCAGGCTAAATGCTCACCACATATCACGATACTCGGAAGATATAGAGAACAGAACAAATATAGACAACGGAATAACCCTCTGCGAATCCTGCCACAAACAGGTACACAAGAGAGAAGGAAGATAATGCCGAATCGAATCATCAAGGACACCATTCGCACCAGCGAATCGGTAGCGGAAATGACGGATTTCGAGTTTCGGCTTTGGATCGGATTGATCGTCAGCGCAGACGATGCAGGGCGGGGGGACGCAAGACCGGCTATCATTAAAGGCTCGGTATTCCCCCTCCGGGACAGGGTGACAGTGAAAGATATAAGCGCGGCGCTCCACGGTCTGGCGGCCAAGGGCTGCGTTTCCCTCTACGAAGTGGACGGGAAGCCCTACTTTTGGTTCCCAACTTGGAAAGACCACCAGAGGATCAGAGACTGCAAGCCCAAATACCCGGAACCGCCCGCCATTGACAAGTTGCCGCAATCTGCGGCGAGTTGCGGCGAGTTGCCGCAATCTGCGGCTAGAATCCAATACGAATCCGAATACGAATCCGAATCCGAATCCAATACGAAGGAGAAGGGGAAACGCGCAGGCGCGTTCACGCCCCCGACGGTTGACGATGTCGCTGAATATTGCCGAGAACAAGGGTATTCCGTACCGGCGGAGCGATTTGTCAGCTACTACACGTCCAACGGGTGGAAGGTTGGCAAGAATCCCATGAAGGACTGGCAGGCCGCAGTAAGGACCTGGGCCAGCAAAGACAAGAACGAAGGGAGAAGCGAGCATGGACTTTCTGAGCCTGCTGCCGCCGGAAATCGCGGCGGAGATCGAAACGCAGCTTGGGGAATCAAATCCGTTATCGACGACTGCTGATCCGCTGGAATATGAGCGCCAGATGGCGGAGCTTAGCAACCGGCAGCCTGGCAGCCTTACGGGCCTGGATTGTCCCCTCTGCCTGAACCGGGGATATTCCATCGTCGTGAACAGCCAGGGCAACCGGGTGGCGAAAGACTGTTCCTGCATGAAGCAGCGGCGGACGCTGAAATACCTGGAGAAATCCGGGCTTGCCAAGGTGCTGAACATCTACACCTTCGACACCTGGCAGGTAAAAGAACAGTGGCAGCTTCATTTCCTGACCGTGGCAAAGGACTTCGCCGAGCGTCCGAAAGGATGGTTTTGCGTCACCGGCCGGCCGGGCACCGGCAAGACCCACCTGTGTACGGCTATCTGCGGAGAACTGCTGCAAAAAGGGATGGAGGTACGGTATCTTCTCTGGCGGGACTACTCCACGCAGGCAAAGGCCGTCGTGAACGATCAGGACGCATACCTGGAGCTGATGGAGCCCTACAAGCGGGTGAAGGTACTGTACCTGGACGATCTTTTCAAGACCGGCAAAGGGCAGGAGCCCACAACGGCGGACTGCAATCTCGCCTTTGAGCTTCTCAATGCGCGGTACGCGGACCCGGACAAGCTGACGATCATCAGCTCCGAGCGAACAATGGGGAACCTGCTGGATATCGACGAGGCTATAGGCAGCCGCATCTATGAGCGGAGCAAGGACCATTATGTCGATACTTCTGGCCGGAAAAACTGGAGGATGGAATGAATAGTAAATACAGAAATATACCGACCACCCGGAAGGTGAAGGGAACGGTTATCCGCTTTCCCAGCCAGAAGGAAGCCTGCCGATACGACGAGCTTATCCTTATGCTGCGAGCCGGGAAGATTCGCAACCTGAAGCTCCAGCCGGAATACACCTTGCAGGAAGCCTTCACGACGCCGGAGGGAGAGCGGGTCAAGGCACTGAGATACCGGGCAGATTTCAGCTACGAGAAGTGGGGAACCGAGCCTGTGCCGGAAATCAGCCAAGGGACTTTCCGCGAGGTTTGGCTGCCGGTGATTGAGGACGTCAAGGGCGCGCGGACCAAGGTATAACCTGATGAAGCGGAAGCTGATGCAAGAAAAAGGATATACCATCCAGGAAATATGAGAGCGAAAAAGAGGCGCTTCTATCTGCGGGAGTTCTGCTGCCCAGTATGCTGCGAGACCATGCTGATCCCCAAAAGGCGCAGAACTGCAAAGGGACACGTGAAGACCATGTACTGCTGGAAGTGCCGCACGCTGCGGGACTTCATCCAGATTTCGTGAGAGGAGGCAACGATTATGATCTGTCCATACTGCGGAGCCGACCAAAGCATCTGCTCAGATTCCAGGCAGAAGGGCATGGCGAGGGACCGGACATACACCTGCCGGGCCTGCAAGAAGAAATACTACACCAAGGAGCAGCTGATCACAAATGCAATCGTCCGGGTGGACGACGCGAAGGAAGAATTGGAGAACGTGCTGAACGCCATCCGTGCCGCAATGCGCGGGGCGAACAGTGCTATGACGCTCCTGGGGAAGAAGGAGGAAGAATGAGCCGTAAATCAACGAGCTGGCGAGCTGCGGCGAAGCAGGCGGCGAAAGACTACCCACGCCTCCGCAAAGAGCTGGATGCTCTCCAGGGACCGGCACCGCCGGACGGTATGCCATCATCCGGGCAGAGCCGGCCAACAGAAACAGCGGTCATGCGGGAGCTGGACTACAAACAGCAGAGACGGCTGGAGGCCGTGGAACACGCGCTGAACGTCAGCAGCCAGCTCACGTCCGGCCTGAGCCGGGTAAAGCTGATCGAGATGATCTACTTCACGAGGCGATACACAATAGAGGGAGCAGCCATGCAGATACCGTGCAGTGTGCAGACCGCGAAAATATGGAATTCTGATTTCCTGCTGTTGGTGTGGGGGAGGTTAAAGGGAAAGTGATGGACAAAGATAGCTTAAAGCAGAAGGTCCAGACGAGCATTGAGCGCATCCAGCGCTTTGCAGATATCGCGGATACCTACTGTCCGGACGGGAAACAGGGGTACTACCTGGCCTTCTCCGGCGGGAAGGACAGCGTGGCGGTTAAGAGGCTCATGGACATGTCGGGCGTGAAATACGACGCCCATTACAGGGTGACTTCCGTGGACCCGCCTGAGCTGGTGCGGTTCATCAAAGAGCAGCACCCGGACGTGGAAATGGACATCCCGCGGTATGAACCGGAATACGACGAGACGGTAGGGCAGCCCATCACCATGTGGAACCTGATTCCAAAGAAGCTGATGCCGCCGACAAGAATCGTCAGGTATTGCTGCCAATATCTCAAAGAAACAGGTGGGCGTGACCGTTTTGGCGTGACCGGCGTGCGCTGGGCTGAGAGCGTGAACCGGAAGCAAAACCAGGGGATCGTGACAATTCCCAAAAAGAATAAAAACGCAATAGAGCTGACAAAAAACGGAAATTTTATGAAAACAAATCGGGGGGGGGTGGTGCTGAATAACGATAACGACGAGGCGCGGGAGCAGATCGAGGCTTGCCCCACTTTGAACAAGATGATCCTGAACCCGATCATTGACTGGACAGACGCTGAGGTGTGGCAGTTCATCCGGGAGGAGAAGATTCCATACTGCAATCTCTACGACGAAGGTTGGACCCGGCTGGGGTGCATCGGATGCCCGATGGCTCAGCGGCGCGGAAGGGAAAAGGAATTCGCCAGGTGGCCCAAATATAAAAGAGCTTATATCAAGGCCATGGAACGTATGCTGCAAGAGCGACGGAACCGGGGGCTGACAATAAAGTACGCCACGCCGATAGACGTTTTCAACTGGTGGATGGAATACGACATCTTGCCGGGACAGATAGATTTGCTGGAAGAATGACAGGTACAAAAGTCTAGTCAAATGCACCGCTGTCAAGTGGTATAATTGCTACGCTGGAGCGCTGGCCTGATGGGGTCGGCGCTCTTGCATTTGCCGATGAAAGGAGGCGGCGGAAGTGCTGGATAATCCGAAATGGGAAAAGTTCTGTCAGCTCTATGCAATGGACGGCAACGCGACCGCTGCCTATAAGGGCGTGGGATATAAAGTCAAGACCGATGCGGCGGCAGCGTCCTGCGCGCTGAAATTGCTTAGAAAAGCTGAGATTCAGGATCGGCTTACTGAGCTTGTGTACAACGCCAGGACGGTCGAGGAGAAATCCGCCATAGCGGATATCCGGGAGATCAGGGAGCGCGTCACGGCGATCCTGCGGGGCACCAGCCCGCTGGAGACGAAGGCCAGCGACGTGATCAAGGCCGGGGAGTTCCTGGCAAAGATCGGCGGACAGGTGGAGCCGCCCACGTTTCGCGTGGAGATGACCCTGGCGCAAAAGCGTGAGCGGCTGAAGGAAATGAATCGGGAAATGCTGAATGACTTCGACGATTGACGACGATCTGGCGCTTGCCGAATGGTGGCTCGACTTCCGGCGGACGAACAACAAAGCGTTCCTGGACCTGTTTTTCGATGAACACAAGTATCTGGTCCTCTGCGGTGGTGGCGGCAGCGGCAAGAGCATCTTCGCGGGCCGGAAGGTCCTGGAGCGCGTTACGACTGAGCCTGGTCACAGGTGGCTCGTATGCCGGAAGGTAGCCAAGACGCTGCGAGAATCTTGCTTTGAGCAGCTGCGCGGCCAGATCGCGGAGCATTATCCCCGCTGCGGGGCAAAGGTGAACATCGGGGATATGCGAATCAGCTTTCCCAACAAGAGCGTGATCCTGTTCGCCGGTCTGGACGACGTGGAAAAGCTCAAATCCATCTACAACATCACGGGTATGTGGATCGAAGAAGCCAGCGAGATCGAGGAAGCGGACTTCAACCAGCTCACGATCCGGCTGCGTGGCGAGACGAGGTATTATCAGCAGATCATTCTCTCCTTCAATCCCATCAGCATCATGCACTGGCTCAAGCGCCGGTTCTTCGACCGCGTGGACCCGGACGCCAGGACGCACCGCAGCACATACAAGGACAATCCCTTCCTCCCGGAGAAGGACAGAAAGGTTCTGGAAGCGTTCCGGGACACGGACCCGTACTATTATCAGGTCTACTGCCTGGGCGAGTGGGGCGTAACCGGGAAGACGATCTTCGACGCGCAGAAGGTCAGCAATCGGCTGGCGCAGATCCCGACGCCGAAGCACGAAGGCTTCTTCGACTACAAGGAAACGCCCGGAACGGCGGACGATCCCGTTTCTAAGATCAGCGAATGGGAATGGCGGATCGAATCCGGCGGAATCGTGCAGATATACAAGGACCCGGAAGCGGGCAGGCCGTATGTGATTGGCGGAGACACCGCGGGCGACGGCAGCGACTTCTTTGTGGCCCAGGTGCTGGACAACATCACCGGCGAACAGGTGGCCGTGCTGCGGCACCAGATGGACGAGGACACGTTTGCAAAGCAGGTGTACTGCCTGGCAAAACACTATAATGACGCGCTTGTGGCCATCGAGGCGAATTTCTCCACCTACCCGATCAAGCGGCTGGAGATGCTGGGGTATCACCGGCAGTATGTCAGAGAGCAGCCGGACACCTATACCGGCGCGATTCGCAAGGCTTACGGGTTCCGGACGACGGTGCAGACGCGCAATCAGATCATCGGGGAACTCGTGGAGGCCATGAGGGAGGGCGTGTACCTCCTGAACAATCGGGCGACGCTTGAGGAAATGCTTACGTTTGTCCGGGACGAGAAGACGCGGCCGGCGGCGGAGCCCGGGGCGCATGACGACTGTGTGATGGCCCTGGCGATTGCCTGGCACGCCCGATATCAGCAGCGCATGACGGTGGAGACCAAGGAGCCGGAGCCTGTGCACCGCTGGACCGAAGACATGTGGGAGGACTACATGAACGCCGACGCCGATACGCAGGCGTTTCTGCGGCGAAAATGGGGAGAGCCGAAAGTATGACGAGAGATAAACAGGCGAAGCTGGACTATTGGAAGGATTGGCTGGGGCGGAATGAAATGGCCCTGGGCGATCTTGCCCGGCGGATGGACGAGCGGGAATCGCTGTACCGCGGCGAGACGCGGGATATCAAGCCTCTGACGGCCAAGGACCGCAAAAAGAGCGGAGCCTATAAGCGCACGTCCCATTTGCGGAACATCATCGCGGAGAATATCGAGAGCGAGGTTTCCTCCACCATCCCCCAGCCGAAGGTCACGGCCCGCCGCCGGAGCGACGAATGGCGGGCGAAAATTCTGGAGGACATGCTGCGCAACGAGCTGGACCGGCTTCCCATGGAAACGCTGAACGACATGGCGGAGCGCACGGTCCCCATCCAAGGCGGGATTTACTGGATGGTGGAGTGGGACAACTCCAAGCGGACGCACTCCACCGTGGGCGACGTGACCGTGAATATCCTGCATCCCAAGCAGGTGATCCCCCAGGACGGCGTTTTCGGCAGCGTGGAGGACATGGACGCCGTGGTGCTGAAGCTGCCCCAGACGCGGGCGTACATCAAACGTGCCTACGGCAAGGACGTGGATGAAGGGGAGGAAGCCCCGGAAGCCCGCACCCTGGACGACGACGCCGACGCCGCCGAGGATATGGTCACGCAGTATGTGGCCTACTTCCGCAACGACAAGGGCGGGATCGGCAAATTCTCCTGGGTGAACAATGTCATTTTGGAAGATATGGAGGATTTCGAGGCCCGGCGGCTGCTGAAGTGCAGCGAATGCGGGGAAGTCCTTGCACCTGACGCGGAACGGTGCCCGGTCTGCGGTTCTGAACGGTCTCAGGAGGGCGAAGAGGAAAACGAGGCCGTTTTCACTCCCATCACCACCGGAAACAGGACCGAAATCCCCGGCGCGTCTTCTTTCGTTGACGAATACGGCCTGCCGATGATGCAGCCGACGCTCCTGCCGTATTACAAGCCCGACGTGTTCCCTGTGTTTATCCAGAAGAACGTGAGCGTCTTCGGGCGGCTGCTGGGCGACAGCGACGTGGACAAGATCGCGGACCAGCAGAACACGATGAACCGGATGGAAACGAAGATCATTGACCGTTTCATCAAGGCGGGCACCCGGATCACACTCCCGCCCCGCGCGGACATCACCATTGACCCGGAAGACGGAGAAAAGATCATCCTGAAAGACCCCAGCCAGGCCAGCATGATCGGCGTGTATCAGTTCTCCGGCGACTTGAGCCAGGAAATGGCGTACAAGGATCAGGTCTATGAAGAATCCCGGCAGGCCCTGGGCATCACGGACAGTTTCCAGGGGCGGCGGGACGAGACCGCGCAATCCGGTGTGGCCAAGCAGTTCGCCGCTCAGCAGAGCGCGGGGCGCCTGGAATCCAAGCGCGTGATGAAGGAAGCGGCGTATGCGGAGCTGTTCAAGCGGATTTCTCAGCTGAAGGTTGCCTATGCCGACGAGCCGCGGCCCATCGTGGCCACGGACGACCGCGGCGGAGCGCAGTATGAGGAATTCAACCGCTACGATTTCTATGAACAGGATGAACATGGCCGCTGGCACTGCATCCTGGACGATGATCGCTTCCTTTTCTCCTGCGACACGTCCTCGCCTCTGGCAAACAACCGTCAGGAGATGTGGCAGGACACCACGGCGATGTTCCAAATGGGTGCTTTTGGCGATCCGGGCCAGATCGACACGCTGCTTCTCTTCTGGACGAAGCTGGAATTGCTCCACTATCCCGGCGCGTCTGACACGAAAGAGTACCTGGAAAAGATGCAGCAGGCCCAGCAGCAGATGATGATGCAGCAGCAGCAGCTTCAACAGCAGATGCAGCAGATGCAGGTGCAGCAGCAGGCGCAGGCGGCAGCCCTGGAGCAGGCGCGCTTCCAGGCGGAACGGCAGGATAAGGGACAGGCCCGCCGGGACCAGAACGCCCAAAAACAGGCTGCGCTTGAGGCGGCCAGACAGGACGCTATGCGTGCCGCCCAGGCGATGGCCGCTCAGCAGCAGGCCCCTCCGATGATGTGATTATCCTCCCCGAATGCGGGGAACAGATATTTTCGCATGGGAAAGCGTACAAATCCCGAATTCTGGCCGAAAGGAGGAAGTTACATGGCTGACAAGGGCTATATCGGCAAGATCAAGAACTCCGGCACCCAGGTCGTGAACGCTCCCCATCAGAGCAAAGGGAAGAGCGGCCAGGGTAAAACCATCAAGGGCACCGATCTCCGCACCGGAAAAGGCGGTAAGTGACCCCCTGAAACCCTGCGGCAGGGCATAGCCGATTTGCATTGAACGCGGAAAAATCTATTCGCTGGACCCGGCGCAGAGGGCAGAAGGAGAAAATCATGGACGAAAATCTGGAGAGTTTGTTCGAGGACGTATTCAACGGTGAGCCTGCGGACCAGGGCGCTCCAGCTGACGATAACGGTCAGCAGGGGAGCAACGCCCCTTCCCAGCCGGAAACGGAGCAGAAGGAGCAGAAGGAGCAGAAAGATCCCATGCCGCCCGAAGAACGGGCAAGGCAGGCACACGGACGGCGGATGCGCGAGGCTGAGGAAAGAGCCTTCCAGCGTGGAATCGCTGCCGCCAGGGAGAGCATGAACGCAAATCTTCGCCTCATGGGAGGCTTGGAGAAACCCGACGGGGACCGGATCACCACTGTTGACGAGTTCGATGCTTTTGTCAAGCAGGACAGCGAAAACCGGGTGAACACCGGCAGGGCCAGAGGGGATGATTTGCGGAGGATCGTGCGGGAGGAGCTGCAAGCTGTGCAGCAGCCTGTCCGGCAGGAAAACCAGATCAGCCCGGAGGATCGGGCTCAAATCGACCGGCAGCTGGCGGAAATCCGCCAGGAGGACCCGGAAATGAGAGACCTGAACGCCATCCTCCAGAGCGACGCGGGGCCGAAGTTCCGTGAGCTGGTAGAAAAGGGGCTCGACTTCAAGGACGCCTATGAACTTGCCGCAAAGGACCGGCTGGCGAGCATCCGGGCCAACCGCGCGGGAGCGAAGGGCACCGGAAAGGACCATCTGACCGCCACGAATCAGCGGGGGACCGGGGCGCTGGACGTGCCCCGGGAAGAACTTGCCTGGTACAAGGAAATAAACCCCGATGCGTCTGACGACGAAATCCGGAAGCACTATAACGCCAACCGGAAACGGACTGGCTGACAAGGCCCCGGCCTGGGGCCGGAAAGGATGAATGAAAATGAGAGGTTTTGTGCCTCATTCCAACGAGGACGGGCGGGTGAATCCCTGGGAGTTCCTGCCCTGCAGCGCGATCACTCCGAAAATCGGCATGGCCCTGGTGCAGAGCAGCGGCAATCTGGCGATTGCCACCGGCACCACCAAGCCCACGCACATTTCCATGGTGGAGAAAGACGCCGCCATGACCGCCGGGGACCTGATCCCCGTGATTCGCATTCAGCCGGATCAGGTCTTTGAGTGCACCAACTCCGCCAGCCTGAGCGGAGTGAACATCGGCCAGAGAGTTACCCTGCACGCCTCTAACGGCCTGCAGATCACTGGCACCACCAGCTCCGGCGTTGCCGAGCTGGTCTACAAGGAAGCGGACGCGACGGGTTCCCGCTGCCTGGTCCGGTTTTCCTGATTTCTGAGAAAGGAGGACAATCACAATGGCCAATATCACTTTTTCCGAGGGCAGCGGCGTCAACAGCAGCATTTACGGAGATTCTCAGAATCCCATCAAGATGATGATCGAGAAGCGGGGCGAAGCTTTCGAGCAGGAGAGTATCACCAAGCTGATCTTCCGGACCGAGAAAAGCAAGCACTGGAGCGAGAAGTTTACCAGCATGACCGGCATGGACGGGCCGGAGCCCGTGGGCGAGAACGGCGCCTATCCTACCGACGGCATGGAGGAAGGGCCCAGCAAAGTGCTGGAGCACATGACCTGGAAGGACAGCTTCTCCATCAGCCGGGAGATCATCGACGATCACCAGATTCTGGAGCTGCGCAAAAAGCCGCAGGCATTCGTCACCGCCCATTACCGCACCCGGGAGAAATTCGGGGCCGCCATGCTGGGCGGCGCGATCTCCGGAAACGCCAAGGTCACGTTCCGCGGCAAGAAGTTCGACGCCAAGGGCGCTGACGGGCAGAACCTCTTCTATGCCAGCCATCCCGCCAAGATCAAGGGCGGGACGCAAAGCAACCTGTTCTCCGATCCTTTTGACGAGGACGCCCTGGGCATGCTGGAAACCAGGATGCAGAACTTCTTCGGTGAGAACGGGGAAATCCTGGACGTGGTGCCCGACACCATCCTGATCCCCAACGTGCATACTCTGAAGAAGGCTGTGTTTGCCGCCATCGGCGCGGACAAAGAGCCCACCACCGCCAACAACGGCTTCAACTATCAGTATGGCCGCTGGAACGTGATCGTCTGGCCCTATCTGAACCAGTACGTCACTCTGAGCGGGACCGCGATTCCCTGGGTCCTGATGGCCAGCCAGTACAACAAGGACTACGGCAGTCTGATCTGGCTGGACCGCGTGGCGCTGGAAGTGCGCAGCACCCTGGACGAGAACACCGATGCCAACGTATGGCGGGGCTATAGCCGCTGGACCGCCGGCTTCAACGACTGGCGCGGCATCGCCGTCGCTGGCGTGGATGGGGCCGGGAGCCTGTTCAGCTGATCGGAGGCTGCCATGGCTGGATACACGAAATTCACCAATGTAGAGGTTACCGGCGACCTGAAGGCCAGCGGGACTACGAATCTTCCTGCGGCCACCGCAAGCAAGGCGGGCGTGGTGAAGCAGGGCGTGGCCGTGGCGGACGCGGCCAGCACTGCCCCCACCGCCGCCGAGTTCAAGGCGCTGCTGGACAGCCTGCGGGACGCCGGGATCATCGCCACCAGCACCTGACAATAGAATGAAGGAGGGGCAATAACGCCCCTCCTTCGTGTAACAGTGAAGGAGGACGGTATGAAGAAGTTTATCAAGGCAGCGGGCATCCGGGCACTTCGGACCGTGGCTCAGACGGCTGCGGCCATGATCGGCACCGGCGTGGTCATGTCCGACGTCAATTGGTGGGGAGTGCTGTCCGCCTCCCTCCTGGCGGGCATTCTCTCCCTGCTGACCAGCGTGGCGACGGGCCTGCCGGAGGTGGACAAGGATGAGTGAGGTCACGCGGGAGGAGTTCGATAAGCTCCAGGCTCAGGTCGCGGAGAACACTGCAAGACTTCACGATGGCGATATTGCCATGACAAAGCTCGACATGCGGTTAAATCGCATCGAGGACAAGCTGGACGAGGCCGTTACTGTCGTGAAGTCGATCCAGGAAAAGCCAGCCAAGCGCTGGGAGAGTGTATCGACCACGATCATCCAATGGGTCGTGACGGCGCTGCTGGCCTTCATCGCAGTAAAGATCGGACTGAATTGAGAAGGGAGGGCGCGAAACCCTCCCTTTGCCCGAAAGGGGAATTGATATGACCTATTACGATTGCATCCGGGATATCGACCGGGTAGAGCCGAACGCCTACGAAATCGAAGACAAGATCCGATGGATCCGGGAATGCGAGGGGAAGGTCTACACGGAACTTTTCCTCATGCAGCCCATTGGATTCCACGTGGACAACATGCTGGATCTGTACCGGCAGGAGCTGTCCATACCCGCGCCGCACAACAAGGTATATCGCCGGTATCTCCAGGCCATGATCCACTACGCCAACGGGGAGTATGACCGCTACGCCAACAGCATGGCCATGTTCAACGACGCCTGGGAGGACCTGAACATCTGGTTCGGGCATGACTACAACGCAACGGACTGGCACCGCAACCCGATGGTGCAGTGCGAGATCCCGCTGTATGCGGACATCGTGGAGGCGGCGGAGGAGGAGACGCTGACATGAGAGTATTTGCTTTGCTGAACATCCCGGAGCGCTGCGCCCTGGTGGGCGGGCAGATCCTTGTCCGGTCCCAGCCTTTGCTGGGGACAACGACCACGGCGACCCTGTATACAGAATACGGGACTATCTGGCAGAAAACCATAACGGCGGGTAAGAGCTACTTTATCCCCATGCTGATCGCGCCCCAGGGAGGCATGACGCTGTTCTTGGGATTAGGGACGAATCCGATAATCCCTGGCCCTGTTGTGAAGAATACGAAATCCGGCGAGACGGATGAAATCGCGGTCACACTGCCGGACTTCACGCCGAAGATCCTTTTCTCCGGGCGGCTGATGGTGCCGGAGGAGGAACACCTGGACTGGCGCAAGGTGCAGGTGCAGCCGGTGGAAGTCCTGGCGGAAGCAGTCACGGAGCAAGAGGAGGCATAAATGCCGAAGCTGAGAGTGATCATCAAGCCGCCTCCGGAGCCCAGGGGCGAGCCGGAGCAGCAGGTGGCGCAGCTGCGGGATTATCTCCTGCAAATGTGCGAGGAGCTGGCCTACCTCCTCACTCACCTGGAGGCGGACAACATCAACGACAGCACCTTCGAGCGGATCAACGAAATGATCCCGAAGGCGAGCATCACCGCGCCGCCCATGGACGGAGCCGGGAGCGCGGGAGGCGCCGCAACCTGGGCCAGGGGAGACCACCAGCACCCGGAGAACACGAACAAGGTGGACAAGACCACGACGGTCAACGGTCACGCCCTGAGCGAGAATGTCACCCTGACGAAGGGCGACGTGGGCCTGGGGAATGTCGCCAACGAGCGGCAGTACAGCGCGCAGAATCCCCCGCCCACGCCAACGCCTGCGCAGGTGGGAGCCATCCCCACCACGGAGAAGGGCAGCGCTGGCGGCGTGGCGGAGCTGGACAGCGGCGGCCACGTTCCCAGCAGCCAGCTCCCCAGCTACGTGGACGACGTGCTGGAATATCCGACCGTTCTGGACTTCCCGATTCCGGGAGAATCCGGGAAAATCTATCTGGCTATCGACACCAATATGTTTTACCGCTGGGGCGGGACGGTCTACGGGCCAACCAATCCCTCCCTGGCGCTGGGAGAGACCAGCGAGACCGCCTATCGGGGGGACCGGGGAAAGATCGCCTACGACCACAGCCAGACGGTGACCGGGAACCCGCATCACGTAACGGCGGCGGAAACGGGCGCACAGAGCGACGTCTTCTTCTCCATCGTGAACGGGAAAGTGTGCATCACCTATCTGAAGGAGGTGGAATAAATGCCGACGACGGAAGTCACAGACCCCATGCTGTTGGACAGTACGGGACAGACCATCGTTCTCAAGCTCCAGGCCATCGCCACGGCGCTGCTGGCATCGAATCCGGGACCGTCCAGCACAATGCCGCTGACGGACGGAACGGCCTCCCAGGGCGTCGAGAACGCGTGGGCCAGAGGCGACCACCGGCACGGGACCGACACCTCCCGGGCCGCGGCGGATCTGGAGATCAACGGCCACGCCCTCACCGGGAACTTTGACCTGGATGCGGACGACATCGAATACGACAGCGGAGACAGCGTGAAAGATAAGCTGGATGAAATCGACGGGATGCTTCCGGACACGGTCCTGGCCCCGCCCAGCGCGGACGGGACCTATGCGCTCCAGTGCGAGGTTTTGAACGGGGAATTTACCTATAGGTGGGTGAGTACATCATGAGCATGAAAAAAGTGATCGAGGTGGCGCGGGGGGAACTGGGAACCTGCGAGGAACCGAGCGGAAGCAACATCCAGAAGTACGGAGCGGCTTTCGGGCTGAACGCAGCCCCATGGTGCGTGATCTTCCTGTGGTGGGTATTCCAGCAGGCCGGGGAGAGGATGGCGTTCTTCGGCGGGGGCAAGACGGCGAGCTGTTCGACGCTGCTTCGCTGGTACCGGGAGCAGGGGCTGACCGTGCCTGTTGACGAGGTGCAGGTTGGGGATATCGTGATCCTCAATTTCCACTGGACGAAGGACACGGAGCATTGTGGGCTGGTGACTGAAGTAAACAGATGGGCTGTGACAAGGGAACTTATGCAGATACAGACCATTGAAGGGAATACCAGCGTAAACGGTAGTCAGGATAACGGTGGTATGGTAGCCGAAAAGACCCGTTACCCTTATCAGATTGTTGCCGTATGCCGTCCGCAGTACAAAGAGGAGGAGCCTGTGCTTACAGACACCAAACCTGACTACGCCGACCATTGGGCCTACAAGGATATCGTGTGGGTCAAGGACAAGGGGTTTATGCAAGGCTACCCGGACGGGAGCTTCCGCCCGGATCAGCCTGTGACGCGTGCGGAGCTGGCAGCGGTGCTGCGACGGCTGGCGGAAATGGAGGGAAAAAAATGAGCAGAGGATACATCGGGCCTCCGTGGTGGCTGATGGCCAGAGGAACAGGAGGTTATCAGACGGTGAGCGGGCCGGTGGCGCACTGGAACGACAAGGTAGTAGCGCCGCTGAAGAGCCTGGTGGCGAACATCGACCCGGTGCAGGATTTACACGGGTACGATAATCCGTGGCCTGCTGGGGGTGGGAAGAATAAATTCAACGGTCAGGTTACTATTACCACCTACCCAACGCTTGATGAGTGTGTTACCGAATTAGAACCGGGAACATATACATTGTCTATGTCTATTGCTAATGCAACAAGCTGGAGAATAGCTATTAAGCCCATTGTGGAAGATGTTCCATCGCAAACAGCGATTTCGATAACATCTCCAACTGGATATTATTGGAACACATCCGGAAAAGCTTATTTAGCGGGGTCAGATGGTGACCACAGAACGGTTGTGTTTGTGGTGAATACGGCTTGTAGAATAGGCATTGGTTTGGTATTAGGCAATGTAACATCCTCCACAGAAGCAAATAATGTGCAAGTTGAATCCGGCTCCACCGCAACCTCCTACGCCCCCTACTCCAACATCTGCCCCATCTCCGGCTGGGACGGGATGACGGTGTATCACAGCGGAGCAGACACCTCAGACCCCACCACCTACCCCATCTCATGGCAATCCGCTGGCACGGTGTATGGGGGGACGCTGGATGTGGTGGGTGGGAAGCTGATTGTTGACCATGCGGAAGTGGATTTGGGGACGCTGACATGGGCGATCACCACTAATAGATTTGAGGCAAGGCTTCCGTTGCCGCCCCCAATTTACTCACTTACGCAAATAGCAGATGCAATCTGTTCGGCATATCCGATTGTGTCAAGAAGTGCTTTGCAAGATAAAACGGCTTGCATTTACTATGGAAATGTTAATGGCGTAAATATAAGAGATTCTGATTATTCCACCGCAGCAGACTTCGGAACTGCCATGTCAGGCGTTCAACTCGTCTACGAACTCGCCACCCCCATCGAATACACCCTCACTCCCCAGCAAATCAGCTCACTTTTGGGCGAGAACAATCTGTGGGCAGATACGGGGGATGTGACGGTGGAGTACCTTTCCGGCAGCGGAAACCCGGCGCTGGTGGCTCTGGCCCTGGCCCGCCGGGACGAAGAAGAATAAGGAGGAAAAGAACAATGGCATGGAGTTTTTACGGAGTAAGACATAACGGTTACGGGTCTTACGGCCACGGATTCTGCCTCAAGGGCGACGTGAAGCCGACGACTGGCATCCTGAACGGCAGCGACTGCGTAGAGATGGACACCAGCAAGGTCTACCTCTTTGACGAAGAAAACCTGGAATGGCTGGAATGGGGCGCGGAAGCAGCGGCGGAGGCGGACGTCAGCCCCAACATGCTGAATCCCGGCCTGCTGACCAGCCTGCTCGACCAGGGAGAGCAGCCCGGGATCGTAATGCCGGGAGAAATTGACATGGCGGACACCGGCCCGGTGGAGGAGTGACCCGCCGGGGCGACGAGGAAAGGAACGAGCTATGGCCTTGCCTTATATGAGCGATAAAGGCATGTTCAGACCCACGGTGCGGACGCAGTTCGGCGGGCTGAATAACAATCTGGCGGCGAGGGACGGGGAGATCGTCTGGATGGAGAACATGTCCTCCAGGGAATTCCCCCTGCTGACGCCGAGGAAGCGGCGGGTGTATATCCAGGCGATCAGCTCGCCCACAGGCTTCGGGGCCAGGGACGAGCTGTACTGGACGGCGGGGAGCGGATTCTACTACAAAGGGACATACAAGGGGGCGGTGGACAGTTCTACGCAGAAGCAGTTCGCCGCCATGGGGAACCTGATCCTGATTTTCCCGGACAAGAAGTATTACGACATCGACAGCGGGACCTACGGCGACATGGGAGTGAGCCAAAGCTATTCCGGCGTGAGCTTCAAAAACGGGACCTACGCCGGGGTCCCTGCCGAAGCGAATACCATCTACAAGAGCGGGGCGGCCTGGGACTTCAAGGCGGGGGACGCGATCACCATCAGCGGATGCACGGTCCACGCGGAGAACAATAAGACCGCCATTGTGCGGGAGGTGGACGGGGATTATCTCCGCTTCTATGAGGACACCTTCAAGCTGGACAGCACGATCCGGTACACCGCCGGGGAGGAAGGGCTGAACGCCGGGACCTATCACTTCGAGGAGGGCGGGCAGTTCACCCTGACCGAGGACCTGAGCGAAGGGGACACCCTGACCTGGAACGGAACGAGCATCGACGCCGTGATCGGCGGGGTGAGCAGCACCATCGCTGTCACGACCGGCGAGGACGGGGAGCTGCTGGTGTTCGCGGACATCCCCACGGACTACACGGAGAGCGGGACGCTGACGATTACCAGGATGATCCCCGACATGGACCACGTCTGTGTCAACGAGAACCGGCTGTGGGGCTGCAAGGGCGACACCATCTATGCCAGCGCCCTGGGGGATCCCTTCAACTTCAACGTGTTCGACGGGCTGAGCACGGATTCCTGGCAAAGCGCCGTGCCGGACGAGGGGGATTTCACCGCCTGCGTCAGCTACGGAGGCTACCCGATCTTTTTCAAGTCGAACTCGATCTGCAAGGTCCAGGGGGACAAGCCGAGCAACTTCCAATGGACGCTCAGCAGCCGCTTCGGCGTGAAGGACGGCTGCGCCAGGAGCCTGGCCGTGGCCGGGGAGACGCTTTTCTATCTCAGCAGGGCGGGAATCTGCGCCTACAACGGCGGGGCGCCCAGCGTGATCTCCGAAGCGCTGGGGGCAAATACCCGATGGACGGAGGCTTCCGCCGGAAGCGACGGCATCCGCTACTACGTCAGCATGGAGGACTACGACAAAGACCGCCACCTGTTCGTGTACGACACCCGGTACGGCGTATGGCACCGGGAAGACGAAAGCGAGGGACTGTTTGCCTTCTGCTACGACAGCCTTTACATGATCGACGTGAACACGGGCTATCTGTGGCGGCTGGACGGGGACAAGAGCTACGGCAGCCGGGAGGATCCGGTGACCTGGCAGGTGAAGTTCGCGGACAGCGACAACTTCTATGAGACCACGGACACGGCCAGCCAGACCAAGAAGGGGCCGCTGCGGATACTGATCCGGGCGACGCTGGACAAAAACGCGGAAATCGAAGTGAGCATGAAGTACGACGACGGGACGACACACCTAGTCGGGACGCTGGACGGGAACACTTCGGAGAAAAAGAAGACCTACATCATCCCGCTGATTTTGAGGAGAAACGACCATTACCGGCTGAGCCTGGACGGCTACGGCGACGCGGTGATCTACAGCATCGCCGTGGAGAAATACAGCGGGAGCCAGTTCCAAGGCAGCAGCAACGTGACGCTGCCCAACAGCAATTAAGGGGAGTGATTCAAATTGGCCATCAGCACGCAGATCAATAACGACCTTTATAAGCGGGCGCTGAGCGAGGCAGAGAAACAGCGCTTGGCGCAGATCGCCCAGACGCAGGGGGCCGGTGCGGCTTCTTCCGCATATTTGCAGGCGATGAACCAGAACGGGGGAGCAACAGGAGCGACGCCCAGTGCAACGACGGGAGCAACGGGCGCGACAACCGGGGCCGCTGCCGGGGGATATGGGGCCGGACCGATTGGAGCGGACGCAATGCGGCAGCAGGCGCAGGGTCTCCATAACGCGGCGCAGGTGCTGTCCTCCGGGAACACGTCGGAGATCAACAATTATAAAATCAGCCAGGCCAGACAGAATAATCCCTATCAGGCCGCCGTGGCTGCTGCGACGCCTTCCATCGGGAATCCGACAGGGACGGTTAGCCCTTCCACGGTGCAGCAGAAGGATTATCTGCTGTTCGGGAAGCAGGACCCGAATTTCAAAGTCGGTATGACGGACGTAGACCAGGCGAAATGGAACGCAATCGGCGCGAAGTATGCCGCCGGGGACACCAGCTGGAACCGGGACACCAACGCATTTCGTAACGACGGGAATTGGTCCGGTTACTATGACGACAACGGCAACTACAACGGATGGCTCATGGCCGTCAACGGCATCGGCGGATATGCACCAGCCTTCGGCGGGAAGGTGGGCGAGACCGGCTATACTCCCGGCACCGTCTTTTACGCGCCGGACGGCGTGGCCTACACCATGGGCGCGGACGGGTCCCTGACAAAGAGCGGCAACGTGACGCTGGCGCAGTACGGTTCATATATTGGCCCCAAGGCCGGGTATCAGGACAGCGAATTCTGGGCGCTGAATGACAACGGACAGTATCAGCGGTACACGAACCAGACCGCGCCGGACAGCGTTCTGGAGGCGGCTGGGTATTACCGGGATCAGAACGGACTGGTCATGCCCATTGACGATCAATACCGTATGGCGCAGGCGGTGAAGAACGGGGATATCACCCCGGAACAGTTGGCGATGGCGCAGGCGATGCGGACCGCGAGGAACGCAGGAAATCTTCCCAGCGGGGCCACGGGCGGGCAAACCGTCTCCAGCGGCGGGAATACCAACCCCTCCTACACCCCCCAAGGCGAGAATTATACGCCCCAGGGCGAAAACTATCCTCCCCAGGGCGTTGGAAGCTCCGGCGGCGGAAGCTCCAACGGCGGGACCATTCCGTCCGGAAGCCCCGCAGCAACCGGCTATACGCCCTATCAGCTGACGCTGGATCAGTTCGATTACGGCACCGCCCCGGAGTGGGACGGCACGGAGTACGAACAGCGGCGGGACGAGGCCCTTCGGCGGGCCGAGGAAATGCGCTGGGACGGCAGCGAATACCAGACCGAGCGGGACCGGCTCCTGGAGGAGGCCATGCGGCCTTATGAGGGAAGCCCCTACGACCAGCAGCGGGACGACGCCCTTCAGCGGTACGGGGAAGAATGGCAGGGGAGCGAGTATCAGCAGCAGCGGGACGACGCCCTCCGACGGGCTGAGAACATGCGATGGAACTACGACCCCAGCACCGACCCTGTATATCAGGCATATCAAAAGCAGTACCGGCGGGAGGGACAGCGGGCTGCTCAGGAAGCGCTCGCCCAGGCTTCCGCCCGAACCGGCGGGCTGGCAAACTCTTACGCAGTGACGGCGGCGAGCCAGGCCGGGGACTACTATGCCGCCCAGCTTTCGGACAAGCTGCCGGAGCTGTATCAGGACGCATACAACCGCTATCTCCAGGAATTCCAGCGCCAGCTGGGCATCAGCGACCAGTACCAGGGATTCGACGACCGGGAGTATTCCCGCTGGGCGGATCAGCAGGGGAAGAATCTGGACTTTGCGGACCGGTACAATCAGTACGGGCAGCAGGATTACGATCAGTACAGGGACCGGGTGAGCCAGCAGCTTTCCGGCGCGGATCGCTACAACGGCTACGACCAGACGGAATATCAGCGGTACATGGACCGCTACGGCCAGGAGCTGGACGCCGCGGACCGCTACCAGAGCTACGGTGGGCAGGAATACGACCGCTACCGCGACCGGCTTGGTCAGTGGAATACCGACAGGGCCTTCCAGTACGGACTCAACAGGGACGCCGTGGAGGATGCCAGGTACGCCGACGAGACCGCCTACAACCGGAACTACCAGGCCCAGCGGGATGCCATCAGCGACCAGCGCTACGACCAGCAGTGGGCGCAGAGCCTCCGGGAGTACGCGGACGCGCAGGGCTGGAAGCAGGCCGAATGGAACCAGTACCTCCGGGAGTACGGCGATCAGCTCTCTGAGAAGGAACGGCAGTGGGCCTATCAGATGGCGCGGGACGCCGTGAGCGACGCGAGGTACGACCGGGAGTATGCGGATTCCAGGAGCGACACGGCGTATGACCGTGCGCTTCGGGAGGACGAGCTGGCCTATGACCGCGCGTGGAACGAGGACGAGCGGGAATATGAGCGCGGATGGGACACCACGAAATGGAATCAGGCGCTCCGGGAATACGACGACGAGCAGGCACAGCAGGCCTGGAACAACGAATATAAGCTGAGCGGAAAGAGCAGCGGCGGGTCCGGCAGCGGCGGCGGGTCCGGAAGCGGGGCTGGCAACGGCCAAGAGCCGAATTGGGCCAAGGTAGCCGCGGGGAAGCTGGCCGGAGAACTTCAGAGCTGGTATGGCGGGCGCGTTCTCACCGATCAGCAGTGGTATGAAGCCATCGGGAAAGACCCCAGGATCACCGACGCATGGCTGCAAAAGAACGGATTCAAGCGTCAGCAGGATATCACCAACGCCGAAAGCACCGGCGCACCCATGGCGATAAACGACTTCTATAAAGCCATTCTGGAGGAAGAGGGGCGCTGGGGCGGCGAAGGGTCCGGCAGCGGGTCCGGCGGAAGCAGCGGCAGCGGTACGGATTTGATCGGCAATCGTCATTCCAGTGATTGGGTAGCGATTGACAGCCAGGACAATGGAACCAGCGGAAACTATAACCGCGTCAGTCTTCAGGAACTCTACACCTTGGTGGAAAACGGCGACGTTCACGAGACCTACCGCGACGGGAAATATTGGTACACCTGGGCCAAAAAGGGCAACGGAGGACGGTAAATGGCAAGCGAATATCTGAAGAAACTGGCAGAGGAACAGGCCAAGGGTATTGAAGAGACCTACGGCGAGGGAGTTTACGGCTCTACCGCCTACATTCCGAAGCAATCCGCCGTCAGGTATTCTCCCGGAACTCCTCCTGTTCCTCAGCCTGCAAAGACGGAAGAAAAGAGGAGGACCACCGGCAACGCAACAGGCAGCAGCGGCCTCAGAATCACCGGCAATAACTCGGAAAACCGGCAGGCGCAGCGGCGTTCTTACACCACGCCCAGCACGGAGCGGACGAAGGAGAACCGGCGGACCTACGGCATGGACACTACCACGAGCCGCTATACTCCCGTCGTTTCCGGCAACATTGACCTGAACAATCGCCCGGTTTATCACAATCCCGACGGAAGCATTTCCACCGTGGACAGCGTGAGTTTCGGGATCGACGGCGGGCGGGAGGTCCTTGTGCCGACCATTGGCAGAGACGCCAACGGAAACGCAGTTCGTTGGACCGATCAGGAAGCCTGGCAGCACTACCTTGATACCGGCGAGCATCTTGGCATCTTCAATTCCGTAAGAGATGCCAATAACTACGCGCAGTCCCTCCATAAAGCCCAGGAAAAGCAGTATTCCTCCCGGCGCACGGTGGCGGATATCTACAACGATACCGCCACCATGACCCGCTGGCGTGAGCTGGCAAGCAAAGACAAACTGACGGCGGAGGAAAAGCGGGAAGCGCAGGCGGCCACCAAAGATTTGCACTATGCGTTCAACCATTATGACGCGCCTCCGACCGGCGCTGAAATGGCACAGCGGACCGAGCTCACCAATCTTTATAACTCCCTGCTTTATAAGAGCAACGCGCTTGCTTCCGGATTTGCAGGGACCGTAAAAGCGCTGGGGATAGACTGGCTTTCCGACCGTTTGACCGGCGCTGCGGAGAAAGCCCTGGGATCTGAATCTCCCTATACTTCCATGAGGGAGATCACGGGAGCAGCGCAGAAAGCGAATCCGACGGCATTCGCGGTTGGTAATATCGCAGGGAGCACCGCCGAAATGCTGGGTATCAGCGGCATCGTCGGGGATGCCATGAAAGGCGTTGAGTGGTTCAACAAGGCCGCCCCTTGGGTTCAGAGAGCGATCAGCAGCGCAATTACCTTTGGGGCAAGCGGCCTGCAATCCGGCATCACTTCCACGCAGACGAAAGAGGAATGGGACAAGCAGGAGCGGCAGAACGCGGCCCTGGCTGCCGAATTTGGCGCGGAGTATACCCCCAGGGAATACAGCGTTGGGAAGCAGCTTGCCAACGTGGGGATTTCTGCTGCGACTGGCGCGATTGCCGGGGCAGCGGGCGGAGCGGCGGAAACCGCGCTCAGTCAGCTTGGGGGCGCTGTTCTTACAAAGCTGAATCTTACCGGGAATCGACTGGCGAGGACAATCGCTGCCGGTATTTCCGGTATGGGATTTGCGGCGGGAAGTTCCGGCGTCAGAGAACTTGAAAAAGTTCTGGAATATCCTGAAGACTATAAACCTGATGGGGCGCAGATCGCGCAGGACCTTCTTGTTGCGTTTGCGTTTTCAGCTATTAGTTATCTTGTAAGCTCTGGTCCTGGCGTACAGCAGGCAGCGGAAAAGAAGTATTCCAGCGAATACTTCAATGAGAATATGACAGAGGAAGAAGCACGCCGAGTTTACCGGGAGCTTGCCAGGCGATACCACCCAGACACGCACCCCGGAGACGCGGAAGCGGCTGCAAAGATGGCCCAAATCAACGCAGACTACGAAGCCTTGCGCGGGATTCTTGCCATGCGGCATGTGACAAATGCTGCAAATGCCTATAAGAAAGCAACGACTTCCACCGGGGCAGAAGCGGCAGCGGCAGAAGCTACATATTCCACGGAACTCCTGTATCTGCAAGCCGCCGCAGAAGACGGTATTATTCCCGCCTCGGAAGTCGGTGAAGCAATGGCGATTCTCACGGCGGTGCAGGAAAACTCCGCTGCAAACCCCGTCAGTGCGAGTTCACACGGGCTGCAAATCTCCGAGACGCCAATCCAGACGGCACCGGCAAACAACCTGCCCGCCTGGTATGCGGCATACCAGAACGCGCCGAAGCCCATCGACCAGCCCATGCAGCAGCGGCCGAGTATTCCCACGCCGCCCGTACCTTCCGCAAACGCGCCGGAAGCACCGCAACGGGCGGCGACGATTCCCGCACCTCAGCCGCAGGCTGCGCCTCCCGCTGCGATGCCTCCGCTGCCGCAGCCGAGCACCCAGGACAATGCAGCGACACCGCCCACGCCTCCCGTGCCGCAGAACGCCGCACAGAGGCCTACAGAGGCACCCGCGCAGAGCGGCCCGCCGGTCCCGACGCGGACGAGGGGCGCGGCGCAGCAGAATACTCCCCCTGTTCCCGGGAACAATTCCGGGCTTCGCCTGCCCTCGGAGGAGGAGGCATTGACGCAGGCTCCGGCGGGCGGTACAATGGAAGAAACGAATCAGACCGACGCCGGGAAAGAACTGGCGGACGGTTTGCGCGCATATAATCGCCTGGAGAAGAATGGGTTTGAGTATAATGTAAACGAAACCTCCGTCGGATGGATCGGGAGCCTCAGACGAAATTCCGGCGACATTTACGGCGGCGCAATCCGGGATGCTCGCGCTATTTCCTTCCAGACGCAGCCATACAAAACGCGGCAGGAAGCGGTTGACGAGCTTGTCCAGGTGGCGGAAAGAAATCGCCTGCTTGAAGAAAACCCTGGTCCTGTGGCGAGAATGTCCGCGGATGATCTTGAAGCGGAGCGGTCCCGCGAAGGAGGAAGAAGCACACCGACCATTACCGACGAGACCACAGACAGGGATATTGCCAGGCAGAACGGGATTACCGACCG